GAAAAGGTCGTTGGCATCTCCCAAGGCTGGAAACTCACTGGGGCGATCAAGACGACCGAGCGCAAGCTCGCTGAGGGCACGCTGTTGCATTGCGGCCAGCCACTCATGGCCTGGTCGTGCGGCAACGCCAAAGGGGTGCCGTCGGCCAACGCCTTCTTGATCACCAAGCAAGCCTCGGGCACGGCGAAGATCGACCCGCTGATGGCTACATTCAACGCCGTTTCTCTGATTAGCCTCAATCCTGAGGGACGTGGGGGAATGGACAACTTCATGGCTGGCATTCGGGACCCACTGATCGCATGAACGCACTTCACATTTTCATCGCCTGCGCTCTGGTGGCTTTCTCCCTGGCTTGTGCTGGGGTATGGGTACTGGCCGGCACTGGCTGGGCCTTGATTGCAGGAGCTGTGAGCTTCTTCTGCATCGCCGGTTTCCTTCGCCGAGGGCTGACCAGTGATTAAAACCTTATCCCAGGCTTTGGGGGCTGCGGCCGCCAAGCCATCAGCCAGCATGAGCGAATGGCTAGGCAAGAGCATCAAGCTTTCAGATGGCGGCTTCTGGGGCGCGTTTCTTGGTGCTCAGTCAAGCAGCGGAAAATCGGTCAGCGTCGACAAGGCGATGCGGCTTTCCACGGTGTGGGCCTGCGTCCGCATCATCTCCACCTCGGTCGCGGGCTTGCCCCTGAGCATCTACCGGAGGATGCCTGATGGCAGTCGTGAGAGTGCACGGGATTTCCCGCTGTACGACGTGGTGCACACCAGCCCTAACGAGGACATGGCCGCCTTCCACTTCTGGCAGGCAGTCGTTGCCTCAATGTTGTTGTGGGGGAATGCTTACTGCGAGATTCACCGATCTGCAGGTCGCGTCATTGCGCTGGACTTTCTGATGCCGTCCCGAGTCGACCTTGAGTTTGATGATGACGGCCGGCTGAGATACTTCTTCAGGCCGCGAAAGGGGGCGCGCCGAGAGATTGTGCGGCAGAACATGCTGCACATCCCGGCCTTTACCTTAGACGGCCGGGTTGGCCTTTCGGCCATTCGCTACGGCGCGGATGTGTTTGGCTCGGCGATGTCGGCAGACGACGCGGCCAACAGCACTTTCCGCAACGGCATGATGCCTACGGTGGCGTTTTCGGTGGACAAGACACTGAACCCCGCCCAACGCGTTGAGTTTCGTGAGTACGTCAAGACGATCTCCGGGGCCTTGAACGCGGGCAAGAGTCCGGTGCTTGAGCAAGGCGTGAAGCCGGAGATGATCGGCATTAACCCCGCTGACGCGCAGCTGCTGGAGTCGAGAGGGCACAGCATCGAGGAGATTTGCCGATGGTTCGGCGTCCCGCCCTGGATGGTGATGAAGACCGACAAGGGCAGTAACTGGGGGACCGGCCTAGAACAACAGCAGATCGCGTTCCTCACCTACTGCATCATGTCTTTCACGGCGCCGATCGAGCAGTGCGTGAATAAGTGGTGCATGACGGCGGTGGACCGGATCAACTTCTATTCGGAGTTCTCCCTTGAGGCGTTCTTGAGGGCTGACAGCTCGGGGCGCGCGGCATACCTCAGCACGATGGCCCAGAACGGCTTCATCACTCGAAACGAAGGTCGCCGCAAAGACAACATGCCGCACATGCCTGGCGGTGACGTCCTGACGGTTCAGTCGAACCTGGTGCCGCTTGACCAGCTGGGCAAGCAAAACGATGGTCAGGCCGCAAGGGCCGCATTGATGAACTGGCTTCACCAGCCGGAAAAGTAAATCTCGGGAGCAATCCATGAAGCACAAAATCCAGTCTCGCGGCCTTCGCAGCGAGATGAGCCCGCGCGCGCTCGATAAATGGAACCCCGCGATCCAGGCGGCGGTTGAGAACACTTCGGACACCATCACGGTGTACGGCGTAATCGGCGAGGACTGGTACGGCGAGGGCGTCACCCTGAAACGAATTGACGCCGCCTTGCGGGCGATCGGCGAGCGTGATGTCACCGTCTACATCAATTCACCAGGTGGCGACATGTTCGAAGGCATCGCCATCTACAACCGTCTCCAAGAGCACAGCCACGAGGTCACCACCAAGGTGCTCGGCATGGCTGCCAGCGCTGCTTCGATTGTCTTTCTGGCGGGGAAGAGGCGAGAAGTAGCCAGCAGCGCCTTCCTCATGATCCACAACTGCTGGACCTGGCTCGCTGGCAATCGCAACTACCTCCGCGATATCGCCAACGACATGGAGGAGTTCGACGCGGCGATGGCCGACCTCTATGCCGAGACCAGTGGGCAGTCGGCTGAAGACATGGCCGAACTGATGGACGACGAAACCTACATCCGCGGCAAGCGTGCTGTGGAACTCGGCCTGGCCACTGGGCTGTTGTCTTCCACCGAAGTCACCGAGCGCGAAACCGAAGACGCCGCCCAGGCCAATGCGCTCAAGGCGATGGACGTAGCTCTGGCCAAGGGCGGAATGCCTCGCTCCGAGCGCCGCGAACTATTCGCCAGTTTCAAGTCCGGTATGCCTCGCGCTGCCGGCGGGGGCACGCATAACGCTGCCCCGACCGATAAGCCCCGCGCTGTCGCGCCAGACCTCTCCGCCTCTCTGAGCGCGGCAACCAATCTCCTCAATTCTCTGAAAGGAAGTGACCATGGACTTTGAAGCCCAAGTCAAGGAACTCAATGCCAGCCTCAAGGGCATTGGCGATCAGATCAAAAGCCAGGCCGAGGCGGTCGAAAAACAGATCAAGGCCAGTGGCGAGATGAACACCGAAACCCGCGCCAAGGTCGATGAGATGCTGACCAAGCAGGGCGAGCTGCAGGCGCGCCTGGGTGAGGCTGAGCAGAAGCTCGTGAATGCGAGCCGTGACCGTTCTCATCAGGAAGAACCGCAAAAGTCGGTGGGTGCCTTGGTAATCGGCAGCGAAGAAATGCAGGACATGAACTCGTCCTTCCGCGGCTCGCGTCGCGTCTCCGTGCCGCGCGCGGCTATTACCACTGCTACCGGCGGCGACCTGATTCCAGCCCAGCGTTTGCCAGGTGTCATCGCGCCGCCGCAGCGCCGACTGACGATCCGCGACCTGGTGGCACCGGGCGAGACGGAGTCGAACTCCATCGAGTACATCCGGGAAACTGGCTACACCAACAACGCACGTACGGTTGCGGAGGGTACCGCGAAGCCGTACTCCGATATCACCTTCGCCCTCGCTACCGCAAACGTCCGTACCATCGCTCACCTGTTCAAAGCGAGCCGCCAGATGCTCGATGACGCCAAGGCACTGCAGAGCTACATCGACGCTCGCGCACGCTACGGCCTGAACATGGCTGAAGAAGCCCAACTGCTCTACGGCAGCGGCACGGGCGCGAACCTGCAAGGCCTGATGACAGTCGCTCAGCTGTATGCCCAGCCCGCTGGCGTGACAGTAGTAGGCGAGCAACGGATTGACCGCTTGCGCCTGGCGCTGCTGCAAGCCGAACTGGCGGAGTTCCCTTCGGATGGCATCGTGCTCAACCCGATCGACTGGGCGGCCATCGAGCTGACCAAGGATGGTGAAGGCCGTTACATCATCGGCCAGCCTCAGGAGGGCACCAACGCGAAACTCTGGAATCGTCCAGTGGTTTCCACCCAAGCCATGACACAGAACGACTTCCTGGTTGGAGCATTCAAGCTCGGCGCTCAGATTTTCGACCGCATGGAAATCGAAGTGCTGATCTCGACCGAGAACGACAAGGACTTCGAGAACAACATGGCCACAATCCGTGCTGAAGAGCGTCTCGCTTTCGCGATTTATCGCGATGAGGCGTTCGTCACCGGTCCGTTGATCACTCCTTGATTTCTCTGACAAGGGGGCGTCTGCACTGACGCCCGATTGGAGTACTCCCATGGCACGTAAACAGGAAAAACTAGAACCCACGGTTGAGCCGAAGGAACCAGTCTCGACCACTGAAACCAGCGGCGGCCAAGCCGTGGATAGGGCTTTGCCCCATTCGCCTGATGATCCAGCCTCGCCAAATCCTGGCGAGTCGGGCGCTCCCGTAAAGAGCGCAGAGCAGTCGCTGCCGGAAACACCGGCAGACTCGGGCACTGGAACGGATATCGGTGCAAGCGAATTGGGCACCATTGCCAAAGCCCCCGGTGCTGACACGGCCGCATCGGAAGTCACAGATCAGAATGGGCCGGGCGTGTCCGACAGCGCGGACGAAGCCGATCAGTCGGCTGGAGAGGGTGAGATTGCGGCTAACCCCAATCCAGCAACTCTTCAGATCTACCCAATGCGGTCCTACATGGACGAGGACGAACTACGTCGCCGCGGCGGCCCCGCTTACGTGGTGCCACGTCGGCATGCAGAGGAGTTGGTGGAGCGGAAGCTGGCATCATTCGAGCCGTTGGAGGAGTAGCAACATGCCGGTCATCAGCATGACCATCGCCCGGCATCACCTCCGGGATCCCGAGGACGATGACGCATATCTGGAACTACTGATCGAAGCGGCTGAAGGTCAGGCGATGGACTATCTGAACCGCCGCTTCTATGTGGACCAGCAGGCGCTGGATGAGGCTATCGCCGCCGGGGATGCCGGCGAGTCGCCCATGGTCAGCAACAAGCAGATCAAAGCTGCCTGTTTGCTGATCCTCGGTCACCTTTACGCGAACCGTGAGGACGTTGTAATCGGGACCATTGCCACCGAACTGCCGCAAGGGTCGAAGGCGCTCCTGACCCCGCACCGTATCGGGTGGGGCGTATGAGAGCCGGGCCTCTACGTCACCGGCTCGAGGTGACCCACCGGCATGAAGAGCGCAATAAGTCCGGGGGAGCCACAGTGACGTGGCTTCCTGCAGCTCGCCCTGAAATGTGGGGCGAAGTCCGCACCCCTACAGGGCGCGTACAGGCAGTCGCGGAAAAGCTGAATGCTGTTGTTACGGCAGAAATCATTGCCAGGCCGCGCTTGGACATCGTTGCCGGGTCTCGGCTGACGCGGCGCGGGGGCACCTACCAGGTCGAGGCAGTGTTACGGGACAACGAGAACACCCTGATGAGGCTGCTCTGCTCATCGGTACCTAACCCATGAGGTGAACCATGAAAATTCAAGCACTCGGGCCATTAACCGGCGCTTCCGGTGAGCGGGAGAAAGGCGAAGTTTTCGTCGTCGAAAAGGCCTATGGCGAGGGGCTGATCGCCCGCGGCTATGCCGTGGAAATCAAGGAGGAGCCAACTGCCTCCGGCAAGCCCGCAAAGGCTGCCCCGGCCAAGGAGTAGGTCATGGCCCGCCGCTCGAAGATGCGCGGCGATATTCGCCTGCGGCGCACGCTGCGCAACATCCACAAGACGATGGACAACGAGCTGGCGCCGGCCATGCGCAAATCGGCTGAGCGCATCCTGGCCACCCAGCAGCAACTCATTCCCAAGGACACAGGCGCCGCTGCAGCCGCGCTGAAAATCTACGTCGCTCCCAGCGGCCTGGATGCGCAGATCGGCATTCGGGGCAAGCGCGACAACCGCAAATTCTTCTATCTGCGCTTCATCGAGTACGGCACCAAGGGCTATATGGGCGGCAAGCGGGCTGGCAACAGAAACCGGCGCGCTACCAACAAGAGCGACGGCATGCACTTCTTCGGCAAGTATCCGGACATTCCGGCGCGGCCTGCACACCCGTGGCTTCGGCCCTCCATCGACGTGAACCGCGAGTATGTGATGGTCGACATCAACGAAGCTGTGCGGCGCACGCTGCGCAAGGCAAGCCAGGGGGTGGGCAATGGCTGATCCCTCGGTAGCGTTGCAGGAGGCGGTATTTGCGAGGCTTACGGCTGAGGTCAGCTGCCCGATCTACGACGGCGCGCCAATGAATGCCGACATGCCCTACGTGTCGATTGACCGCGAGGTGTCGCTCAACGTCAGTCCGATCTCCGGGCGCAGGCGCGAGCAGCGCCTGCTGTACCTGTCGGTCTGGTCCGATGCCATGGGCCAGGCCGAGGTGAAAGGGATCAACGCTGAGGTTATCGCCGCCTTGGACGAGCGGCCCCTGCCGCTGTCGGTCGGGCGCGCCGTGTCGGTGCGGGTTATCCAGTCCGACGCCCAGCGCGATGCTGACGGCGTCACCTATCAGGGATCGATCACCGTCCGCGTGATCACCACCCACTGATTCAACCACCGGCCGCCCAGCGGCTTTATCCAATGTGCCTTTGGAGGAACACCCATGGCCGATGACAACCTGAACACAGCCGCCGACTGCCGCCTCTACATTGGCGGCAAGACCGGCGCAGATACCGAGGCCGACTACAAGGCTGACACCTACGTCGACGTGGGCGAGATCGAAGACCTGGGCGAGTTTGGCGATACCTTCAACCCGGTTAATTTTACTGCTCTGCGCGGGGGCCGCGTTCGCAAGTACAAAGGGACCGCAGACGCTGGCGATATGACCCTCGTGGTCGGCCTGGACAATGGCGACGCCGGTCAAAAAGCGGTTGCCGTTGCGCACAAGGACCGCTCGAAAGGCAATTACAACATCAAGGTCGTGCTGAACGACGGCGATGCGAATGCCAGCCCGCCGGTGCTGCCGACCACCTTCTACTTCGGCGCCAAGGTGATGAACAACAAGGTGGCTGCTGGCTCTGCCGACAACGTCGTACGTCGTAACATCACGCTTGGCATCAGCACCGACATCCTCGAAATCGTAGCTGCCCCGGCTGCCCCGTGATCGATGGGGCCTCTGGCCCCGTCAACCTTGAGAGAAATCCATGAGCGAAGCTCTGTATGGCACCACCACGGTGGTGATTGGTGCACGAACTTACACCTTGCGTCCAACCCTGGAGGCAGCGCTGCTGATCGAAAGCCGGTTCGGGGGCCTGCGCGGTGCGCTTGAGTCGATGCGGCTGATGAGCATCTCGGCCAGCGCCGACATCATCATCGCCGGCGCTGGGCTGACGGCGGCCGAGCATACCCAGGTGGCCACAGAGGTGTTCAATACGGGCGTGGCCAAGGTATCGGCTCAGCTGACTAACTTCATCACCGTGCTG